CTAATCTTTATTTTTTATTTTAGGTATAAGACTTTCTTCTAATTTAAGTCTATCTGAATACGCTTCTTCTTTTGTCTCTCTTGTTTTTCCATAATATGTTTTTCGTTTAACAACTATTTTGGCTCTATAGCCTTTCCCGTGTTTGTAGACACCTTTTAAACCAGTTGTATTGTTATTGTTCGTTCTTCCAGAAAACATTTGTATTTGAACACCATCGACAATTTCCTTTGCATTATTTAAAGATGACATATCTTTTGTTCTTGTTTCTTTGTAAAGGCAGCCACAAGATTTTGTTTTACCAGAAGAAAGCAATCCGCTTCTTACGTTTAATTTATTGCCACAATCACATTCACAAAGATATATAACCTCTTTCTTTTTTGATCTCAATCCACTATCTGATAAAATTGTTAGACGACCAAATTTTTTACCAATGAAATTTTTCATATCTTATTGAAATAAATCTTCGTCAGATAATAAGCCATCTTCGTCAGAAAGCTTAACTTCACGTTCTTTTAAGTATGTATCTGTTTCAAAAATATCAATAACGCTTATGGCTGATAAGCTAGATGGTTTATTCACTACATAAACAATTTGATATGATTTTTTACCAATTTTAAAAAGATTTCTACTGCCATCAAAGTTTACTCTTTTGGCACATTGATTGAGATAATCAAACAATTTATTTTGATTTTTTATATGTAAATCATGGATAAAGTACAATTTTTCAAGACTGTATGGAATTTTTTTAAACGTTTTTCCACTAAACGTGTCAAAATTAACAATAAACATATCTTTGTGTGGCTTAATCCAATTAAGTTTTGCAGCATATTTATTTTTATTGAAAAAGTTTTGTATTTTTTCTTCTGTTGTATCAGATATTAATATCTGTTGAACTGATTTTTTGACATTAAAAATATCTTCAAGTGTTAAGTTTTCAATGTAATCTTCTAAAATTTCAGCTTTACCAAGAGACATTCCACTTATTTTTTCAGGATTAAGCTTATATCTATCTAGAAATTGTGTGCTTTGTCCAGTTGCTTTTGATACAGCATATGTTGTGATTCCTGAAATAGTTAAAAGCCAATTGATTTTTTTTGATAGTGACATGATATTTTCTCCTTTTTCTTTATCTTACATATATATTATACAATTATATTTGTATCATGTCAACAATAATATAAAAAAATATTTGTACTTTATAAAATTTTTTAAAACACAAAAAACCGCCCTCAATAGAGAGCGGTTAATATTTATTTCAGTTTTTCTTTGATAGCATCTACTGCCTCTTCAACAGCATCTTTAGCATCATCTGCTAGTTCTTTGCCTTTAGCAATTGTTTTTTCGACAAATCCTTTTGCTTCTAACTCTTTATCACCGGTTAGCTTCCCTGCACCTTCTTTAAGACTGCCTGACGCTTGTTCAACTTTTGCTTTTAGTTTTTCTTGTGACATAATGTGGCTCCTTATTATTTTTATTAATCATAACATCTATATCTTTCTTTAGCAAATAAAAAAGCAAGAACAGCTAGTATCAGGCGATTCTTGCTAAAAATTTCTATTTTTTTGAATTTGTAAAAGTAGTACACTTTATCCCATTAATCATTGCTTTAACAGAATCATAATCTTTAAAACCTAAAAGCTTTGCCCTACTGTCATCTTCTTTACAAAGAGCCTTCAAACTAGACTGTATATTTCTCCATTGATATTTGGAATTAATAGTATTTACAAGATAGACTACAATAGCAATAATAACGGATAACTTATTAGAAGGTTTAGTCACGTTATGTTTAATTATTACTGTATCAATATAATTTCTCCATTCTGAACGAAGTTTAGGCTTTGTTGTGATTTGAATATCCAGTACATTTGAATTATGAGCACATACATTTCTTATGAAATTCAAACATTTAAGCCACGAAACAAGTTCTTCTGGTGTACAACTGTAATATTGACAAATCTGTTTAATGTTCTTCTCACTCATGATTGTTAAGATTGAAACGATGTCACCAAACATCAATAAATCAATAGCAAGCCACACTGTTGGGAATCCATCTAGATCAAGGTTAATTGATTTTTGTAACTCAGTTAGTTGAGATTTTCTTACAGTATTCAATAAATTCTTTTTAATCCTAAATTGTCTTTTTTCAATATCATATTTTGTAAACTTATTCCTATTAGCCCATGAAGAGAAATTTAAATATCCGAACGCCCCATATCTATCCCCCAAAACAAAAGAAATTTTTGTTTTAATAGACACTTCAATTTTTTCAATAGCGTGCAGTAGATAGATTCTTAAGTTTTTATCCTGATAATATCTTGCCAAAACTTCTGCAAACTCAATATTATCATATAAAATATCCTGCTCCTCACCATCTTGTTGCTTTATTTCAAGTGGTTTTGCAAATTCTTTAATTCTATAATAACTGATATGTTTGATTTTCTCTACATCATCAGCTTTAACAATTAATCCACGTTTTTCAAGTAGTCTAATTTGATCTTCCCATGTCAAAGCTAAAGGTTGTTTCATAACTCTCCTAACGATATAAAAAAAGCCCCATATCAGAACGTATCTGCCTATAAAGGAATGGGGGGTTTGTCTTGTTAAGATAATTATACTTTTTTTAAAAATAATGTCAAGCCACAAAATCGTGTCTTGAAATTTATAAATTCAAGCAACCACAACATATTGGATGATTATATATAAAAATACATTTTTAGCACAATATATTGTTGAAAAAATTTTGTTGCATTCACTATTGATAACAAAAACAGCCCCCGCAAAGCGAGGGCATTTGTCTTATCTTAAGGAGTTTTACCTCCATAATTTTTTGCTACCGACATTTATGTCGCTCTGTTGGTTTACATATCTGTTGCATCAATTAAGTAAGCATCTTCTACCCATTGATTAGACTGTGGAGCGTTAATACGTGACCAGCCTTTTACTTTTTCGTAAACTCTCACACGAGTACCCGCTTTGATAAACTCTTTATCGGTGCTACTTGCGTTTGGTTTAGATTCTACGTAATAATCTGTGCTTAGAGTCGCTTCGTAGTAAGGTACATTCGAGTTGTCTAATTTAGTGTTAGTATCTAGCTTTTGATTAAAAGTAAGCTGGCTTTGTGGTTCTTGTGGTTTGTCAATCTTAGGTATATCCACTTTGCTACTATCATCTGCTAATAATACAATATTTTTATCTAAACCACCTGCTACTCCTACACTTGTAAACTGCCACCAGCGCACACCATCCATTGAAGGGAAGAACTCCCAAAGTGGCTCTGTTCGTACTTCGTAGTCTGGATAACCAGCTATCCAGATGCTGTTTGGGTACTTAGCAATAATTTGCTGATAATCAATATTATTAAGCGTAAATGGTTTATAGCTGTAATAAATAGGCTTATATCCAGCGTTTGCAATTTTATCCATAAACGCAATAACTGCATTAGTGTTAGCTTGTTTGTCAGCACTTGCAGAGTCTTCGTAGTCAATGACTAAGTAAGAGACTTTTTTGCTTGGTAAATTGGACAGAAATAAATCTGCTTCTCGTTGCGCTAAGCTGCTATCTCCTCCAAATCGTCCAAAGTGATAATAACCAATCGGGTCACTAGTATTAGCTTGTTGTTGATGTCTGTCAGACAGCCAAGCAATTGACTCGGATACCTTGATAATCGTTTTTGTAGTGCCCGCCTGCTGACAAGTCGTTGTTAAATCTGCTTGTTGATAAGCTGATACATCGATAAAGTAATCACCTTTATTTAAACCAGTATTACCGGTTACAGTAACAGCGTTTTTAAAGCTTTTTGGTCTAAATGCAGTTGGATACGTTGCGGAGTATGGAATTTTTACAAGGTTGTATGCGCCATTAGCACCGCCTTGATTTTGCCCCAAAAACCAGCCATATCCACCACCAGCATCACTATCAAAGATAGCAACATGACTGTACGGTGTAACACCTGCAACTACCATAAAAATAGCGACATCTCCCGCTTGCATAGTCTCTACTTCGTCAAAGTAGTTTAAGATACCATTTTCGTGGCGCTGTTCCCAGATGTCTCTTGCGTATCCTGTATTTGTGCAGTTTGAGTACGGTACACCTAAAAATCCACAGTAATCTGCATAACCGTCCCAGCATTGTGCATCGAACGAACCATCAATATCATAAGCGTTACCATTTGACCTGCTTTTATATTCTTGATAAGTTGCCATTTACTCCTCCTTTCCAAAAAGTAAATAAATCGGATAACTAAAAAAAGCAACCACTGCAAGCGGTATGTACAGTATTGCTATTGCTAGTACCATTGCTATTTTAGTGATTGCACGCATGTCCCCTCCTATTTTTTTGGATCGTGGTAAGTCAATGCTTGCTCACTGTCTGAAAGACCTTCGGTTGTTGGGTCTGTAACAACTCCAAGTAATACCAAAAGCGTTACTGCTGTGTTTGCAATATCCGCAATATTTGACGGTAATTTAATACCTAATTGTTGCGCTAGCAAAAATATAGCTCCTAAAATAGCCATCAAAGTTACTTTGTTTTGTAGTCGTAATTTTAAATTAATCATATTTATTTCTCCTATTAAATAATGTTTTTATTTGTTCCTTGTTGACAATGATGTCGTCTTCTGTTTTTCCGAGTCGTTGCTCGTGGATATCCAAGATTTTATGTATCTTTTCCCTGTCACGCTGTGAGTCTTTTAGTTCGTAAGCCAGTTCTTTTATTGTGTCTTTAAGGGCGCTCATTGTATCTTCGTTTTTTTGCATCGCTGTTTTAAACGGATTAACAACAAACGCCCACAATCCAACTACCGATAAAATCGCCCCGCTTGCTGCGCCAATTTGTAGTATGTCAATGTTCATTCATTGCCTCATTTTCCTTCTGTACCAACCGTAGAAACTTCAATTAGTTTACGTACTCGCTCACGACAAAATGCTGGAACGTCATCAATAGTAATCCACCCTAGTTCAATCTGCATTGCAAAGTAATTAATCATCATTGTTTTTTCTCCTTTTTTGTTTTTAAATATGTGTACTGCTATTTTCGCTAGCGTTGTTAAGCGTTGTATCATTCAATTTCCCTCCGTCAGCCATTGTCTTAATCAAATCGTTAACAGTTGCTGACATCAGTTTAATCATATTTTCCGCTTTATCTGATTGCGCCTTTGACTTAGCAATTGCGTCATTAATTTTTTCAAATTGTTCTGCTTCTGCTTTGTCTTTGTAAAGTTGCTCAAAGATAAGCTTTTCACACGTTTTTAAAGTTTCAGCAAATTTTTTATCATTTTCTTCTGCTGGTAGCGTCACTTCAAAATTTGCTTTAATCGTGCTAGACGTAAATGCTAAAATCGCTTTAGTCTCTTTTACACTTTTATCTTCCAGTAAAACTGGGTATCTATTCAAAAATTCAAGCATAATTCCTCCTTTTAAATTATCCAATTAATTTGTCCTTTAACATTAACCGCCCATTTTGATGGGTTGAACCATAAAATACGACCATCTGAACTAACTTGTACATTTAATACATTTAATTGCACAGTCCACGCAGTAACCGCAAACATCATTTCGTTTGGAATTAAATTCGTTGGCATGGAACCGACCGTAAACTGGTTTATTCCATTTGTTGCAAAGTCATATTTAATAGTGACCATGCTACCAATTTTCCTGTAATTAAAACCGTTGCCGATGTATTGCCAACCAGTATCTTCTACCGCTGGTGCGGATTGCGGTAAGCTATCTTTTTTAGCGTACTCACTCCAACCACTCCATGCCCCGTTTTCTAGCACTCGTGTAAAAATGGTTTTGTTCGTGCGGTCATAAAAATGCTGGTAAGCGTAATTGGCTGTCTCGTGTCTTACAACTGTTAGATAGCCCGGTCCAGCACCACTTGGTCTGTTATCGCCTTTAAAAACACAATAAAAACCTGTGTCTTGCAAGCTGTTTAAGTCTGTTGTATCATGCCTAAATGCCCCACCATTATTTAAAGCAAGTTGTTTTTGTTGGATTTGCTTGCCATCAGAATAGATATTGCCTGCGACATTTAAAGAACCTGTATCATCAATTTTTGGTAATGTTCCAATTCCGACGCTGTTTTTATGCCATGACAGCGGGAAAGACTCTGTTGATACCGTTTGTTTAACAGGTGTACCGCCTCCACTTGCGCTAAAAACATCACTAAGCAAACCGTAGACGTCAAATGATTTGTCAGCTCCATACGAGCCACTAAGCGTAGCTGTTGAGTTAATTAACTCTGCGACTGTAGTATATGTGCCGCTTGCGTTTGACGTGTCTATTGTAAAACTCGTCGTATTGAGTGGCGCTGTTTTAAAAGTCAGCGTCATTTTATTTTTTTGTACACCGTCGACAATCAGCGGGGAAATTTTAGCGTTACGAGTAACTACCAAATTGTCATTTTTAGCTCCTGCTCTAGTTACGGTAAAACTAAAAGCTGGTGGGGAATATGGTATAACGTTGATTTCTGTTGTCACAGGGTCTGACACCCTGCCCCTACTATCTGTAACTGTAGCTTTAATAGTCGCTTTGCCACTAAAGTTAAATATCCCGAGCGGACCACCATTTTGCTGCGTGGATTGGTTTTTGCCAACCACCTCCGCATTAAAGTTTTGGATTGTAGAGTCATACGCACCACTAGCCCCATTAAATGTGACAATAGGATTTGAAATTATCTGAACAAAATTATTAGCACCTACAATTGTAGATGCTTTTTGATTTGTATCCGATAAAACAAGACTAGAAATTTTAGGTTTAACACTATCAGGTAAAGTCAGATAAAAAATAGCGGTCGACGTCCCAATGACCGACCCATTCGACTTAGTGTCAACGTAAATTGTAGCTGGTGTGCTAGTAGCATTTGGAATTGTACTAGCCCAATCTAAGCTTGTTTTAAAAGTTGTTGAGCCTGTTATATCGCTAGCAACTACCCCTGTTATACCGTTGACATTATATCTGACATCGTGTGTAAAACCACTTGAACTTTGATTGATATTAACATTTAGCGCATCTCCAAAATAGCCGCTAGATACAGATACAGTACTTGCACGAGATAGCTTCGTTAGTTTAAATTGTTGGTCTGGTATCGTCAACGTTCCGGGTGCGTATCCACCTGGACCTAGCAATTTAGCAGCAACAACGACTATTTTATCTCCATTTGAATCGTGTGGAACTCTGATAGTTTTATCAATCAACAATTGATTGCCGTTAAAACCGATAGAGGAAGGTGCGTTAAAGTCATATTTAGCACCCACCCAGGCATATCCACCAAAACTATACTGAGCGTAACTGTTAGTGCCAGAAGTCAAATAGAGCCTAAACCTTACTTGACTACTATTGTCTGCAACCGACGTTGAAACCTCGTCAACAATATAAGTTAAGCGATAACTCTTGTCAGAGTTACTATAATATGTTGTCATCTATCCTCCTTTCTACCCGACATATCTTACGACGTTAATATCAGCGTTTAGTTCGTATTGCTCAATACGATAACGTCCAATTTGCAGTTTAGTTGTAAAAATACCGCTATCAATAACAAGCACACTCTGAGCTATATATGCTACTTCTTTACCACTTGAGTAAAAACTGATGCGATCGTTATCAACTCTAACGCTTGACGTTCCATCTTTTTGTCCGATTACAAGACCGTCCTCTGACTGACTCATAAATTTATTAACAAAATCAGTGCGTATCTGCATTTCTCCGACATTTTGCTGAATAGCAATCATGCGATTAGATGCTTCAATTAGCTTTTGTTCAGATATTTTTTGACCAGCCTGTCGTGCCTTGATTTCGTCTTGTAGTGCTTGAACCCACTCATTTACTGTCTCTAATGTAGCTTTAGCTTGCAATTCAGTTTCAGCTATCCTTGCACGTTCGGCAAGTGCGTTTAACTGCTCAACAGTAAAAGCACCGTCAGCTTTCGAATCAAGGTTACTTGCTTTATCAACTTCCGATTCCTGCCAGTCGCCCGTTTTGTTACCTCTAACAAGCATAAAGCCACCAGTACTAAAACTACCTTGTTCCGATGACACCATCGCAAACCGTGGTCTAATCTTACCTGTCTTAGTTGGTGTAAAGGTGATTTCAAAACGTCTGACATTCGAGTTAACATTTTTTATAATTGTTTCTCGTGGAGTGTCACTAGTAATAAAACCATCTGCTATATCATAGAGATAAAAATATAAATTCCCAGCTACCTCACGTTTAACATAAGCGCTAAAAGTGTATGTTACACCTTGCTCAACCATAATGTCTTTTGTGTGTGATACCTTTTGACCGCTCGTCCATTTTTTTAATGTAAATGGATAATTAGAGATATTTTCATCTTCTAGCGTTGCAGAAGTAAACCAATCAGTCCCAACAAATGATTTTGTACCATCAATCAGATTGTTTGTGCCAACAACAACTGTTCCGACCATGTCAGTCCAACGGTATTTTGTTGGATCGCTCGAGTCAATAGCGATATAGTCTGTGTATTGCCCTATATAGCGTTTATTAAGGCTATCGGTTACACTAAAATCAGTTTTACCGTCAGAGCTATTTGCATACGCTACATGCCAATAAGGCGTTTTACCATCTGCTCCAGCCGGACCTTGAATACCTCTTGCACCATCTGCGCCTTTTATCAAATTCCACTTGTACTTTTTAGGGTCGTTTGAGTCAATGATATTATCATCAACATACATACCTATGTATGTTTTGCCAGTATTATCAGATACGCTAAAACCAGTAGTTCCGGTTTCGTCAAGGGCATAAGCGATGTGTGTGTATGTTGCCTTTCCGTCAGCACCAGCTGGTCCAGGAATACCTTGTTCTCCTTTCGGGCCTTGTAATCCATCGATTCCCGGTGGACCTTGCGGGCCTGGTAACCCGTCTTTTCCATCAGTCCCATCTTCGGTATCTGTAAAGGATATTTGCGTACTTGCTACAAGTTCCTCGTTAACGTAAGCTTCGACTGTTATGTTTAAAACATGGTTAAAGTCACTTGCTTTAACTGTTAGCGAAGGACCTATCTCAATCAGTGAGTCGCCATTTTTATAAAAATAAATAGCATCGTAATCTTTCCCACTTTTTTGCAGGTTAGGCGTTAATACAGACTCACCAACCCCATTTTTAAAAGCAACTCCGTTTGAAGTCGCTAGTTGTATATCGTATGGAATTGACTCATCGTATAGACGCAACATATCACTAATTAAGTCGGAAGCTAACTGACTTTCTTTTTCGACAAAATTGCTGAATTTAGTTTTGTTAGAGCTGGGATTTGTTATGGATATTTCTTGCTCAGTAACCCTCGCTGTGAGAATTAGCGGTGGCTCGTATCCGTCGTCCTGTATTCGCACAACATCACCAAGTTCTAAATCAACATATCCATCGACTTCATAAGTGACAGCTGGATAAGCGTGTGCTTTTAAATCTTTTAAAGCAGTTGATATCAAGACATCCTGACTGTCAGTCTCAACTTCCATATCCTTACGAATCCAGTTGTCTCGTGTTTCGTTACCAGTCAGTACAGATGGATAGCGATCTCGTGACAAAGGAGCATATAAAAAGCCGTTTTTGAGATAGTATTCTACTTTACCGTTTTCGTCTTTCCATTCTTTGTAGATAGAGTTATCGATATAGATGATTTGCTCTTCTTCATATGTTTCTGTTTGCGCCTCTTGTACAACTTCTTCGTACGATATCTGTGTTCCGCCAGTGATTTGCTGAGTAGTCGCACCATTGACAGACATACCTTGCGCTATTTCACGAGGGTAACATACTGTTTGTAATCCAGATGCGAAAGAGTTAATGTCATATGAGTTTTCGACAACATACATGCGACCAACAAAGTTTTGCTCCAAAACAGTAACTCTGGTCTTGGACACACTCTTGATAATACCTGTATGCCCCCAGCCTGTGGTATAAAAAGGAGCGCCTCGATTTGCTCGTACATTATAAATACCACCAGCTTTTAAGTTTCCAGCGTTAGGTGATTTATCTACTTTCCATCCATACGAACCCCAATTGTAGTCAGTACCAATCAAGGCAGCAGCCATACCTCCTCCGATACGACCTCTAATACCACCAATCGAACTGTCAATCCAAGCACCATCCAATTTTTTTGCATACCACCCAGATAGCGCATAACACTGTCCAGAACCAACTCTGCGCCCTTTCAGCTTAGTAGCCTCATTAATAGCTTGTATTGTTTTAGTAGCTCTTTTCGCAGTTGTTACTGACGTTATTGGCTTTACAGGAGTCTGCCACAAAGTATCAATAGTGTTTAAGATATTTCCGCTAGCTTTATTTATCCCGTTGCGGATGTTTGTCATTAGGTTTGTATAACTTTGATATCCTGCCGCTGCATAATCATACTTAGCTCCACCAACCTTAAACAATCCTTTGGTATAGTCCGCTATATTTTTTTTACCAACAACGTTGTAGATACCTTGTTTAGCTAAAAGATAAGTGTAATCTTTTAAAAAGTCATCTACACTTGCATAGTGCATGTATGTTCCACCCTCGTTTGCAGGACGAGCCATCCCAGTAGTGACTTTTACTCCACTTGGACGCGTCTGTGCTCCGCCGCTTATACCTGCCCAGTTATTGTCACGTTTACCAACTGTCGAATCACCCCAAAAACTCTCGAGGTACAGTTGACATATGATTCCACTCGGCAAAATATTATACTGCACCGCGTAGTTAATAATAGATTGTACGTTAGCTTTTTTGATTGTATGACCATAATATTTGAGGTCTCCGCCTAAATATGTACGATTTGACCCAACTGTTTTAGTGACTTTGCGAGTTACAGGATTAGAAATAACGCGCTCGCCTTTTACAGTCTTTTTACCGTAAGGGCGTATTGCGTTGTAAATCTGACGCTTATCAAGCTTTTTAGTAATACCAGCGATATTTTTTTGGTATCTAAGCACAGTGTCACTTCTATCACGGCCAACACCGTATGACTTGCCTTCTTCGTATTCTTTATAGATGTTTATGATAAAAGCTTTAAACGTGTAGTTATTGTGTAGTTGCGTTTCAAACTCAATTTCTGCATCAAAATTATTAGCAATCGATAACAAGCGAGCCAGTTTAGTGTCTTGACCAGTCCATTCTAAAGTTAGCTTCTTGTCCTTTACTTCGTTTGTGCCAATTGTCAAAGCTCCCCAGTTTAAAATGTCAAATGCTACAAGATACTCTTCAAACGACATCGCTTTAGTGGCTTTGTACGGGTTGCAATACTCGTTTAGCAACTCTAAATTTAAGTTTTCGCAATAACAACGTACAGTCGTTTCAGTCTCTTCGATCTGCATGATATTAAAGAGCTGTACTTTATCTTTGTGTACAAACGATACAAACGCTTGGTCATTAAGCACTTGATACTTATGATTGAGTGGGTTGTCTCCTTCAAGTGTTTTTTTGTACACAGAAAACTCAAAAACAGATGAGCCTGTAGTTAATTGTCTAGTCCATGTGTCATCAAAATAATTAAGTGTCCCTTGCTTTTCGTTGTCTAGCAACAAAACAGGATGTAGCTTAGAATCATGTATTACTAGCGTTATTATAACCACCTCTCTTCCATCAATATTTCAACGTTTGGCGCAGATTGAGAAAACTTAGATAACTGCATAACCAACTCTGTTTTTCCGGGCGGTATAAATATAGGTGTCGAACCTAAAACCATGTCTTGAATGGAATCTAAGTCTTTTGTTTTGACTGTGTCGTTTTCAAAATTGATAACCACTTCATCGCCTGGCTGATACTTATTAACAATATTGTTGTAGTGAGACACTCCCATTTTTTCAAAGTTGACCTTTTCGAAAAGGTTATAGTTGATATATTTAGAGCTGTCACTACATGTCCCCATTGCCAAGTGTATCTTGCGGGATTTTTTCCCTTTAAGGGACGGAACAGTTACATGATGATGCGCACCGTTAAAGTAAATACGGAACTTATCTTCTTCTCTGAAAATCTCAACCGCTCTGCTTCTATTCATCGAAAAAGGATTGTGATAATTTCTATCTGCTTGAAATTCAAACTGCTTGTAAAATCTCCAGCCAACACCGTCATCATCAAGAGCAAAGAAATTGTATTCTGTTTCAAAACCATTTTTTCGTTTGTAAGTTTCGATGCCATATAAAAACTCGTCATTTCCTTCATCGTCGATTCCCGTTACACAAAGTTTTAAAAAACCTTTTTGATCCTGCGCAGTAGCAATAAAAATCTGTTGCCACCACAGGTGCTCATTGAGAGTGTATTCTCCGTTTGAATCAGGATTGATAATAAACGTTCGAGTCCCGACGTGCTCTGTGTATCCAGGGGTAGTACCTCTTTTTCCAATAGCAACATATTCACCACCTTTACCAGAACCTAAGATGTTGTCAAATCTCATGCGTTTTAGCTCGGTGTCATATGTGGGTGGCATGTGATTAAGTTTTGCGACGTTTGGCGCACCCTCCAAAGCTTGCGCTATCGCTTTTGAGTAATCAAAAAGGACTTCGTTACGATGTACGATAGTCCCGTCTTCTTCTTCAACTGAGCCGAGTGCAAAAGCACCTGTTTCGTTTGCGATGCCAATGTAGCCATTTTCGGAGTTGTGTTTTATTTTGATAATTGGAAACGCATTTGTATTACCTTCATTTTTCAACTTAAAGGTTAGTTTATTTCCATCTTTCGTGTAATCTAAAAACTTTTTGTAAGTAGTCGAATGTGCAACGCCATCTGGAATTAAAAAAGTGATAGTCCCCATTGAGCGCTTGATAACATCTTCAACCATCGGTATGTCATCTACAACTATTGCCATGTAATATTTATCTGGTTCGTCAGAAAAAAACAATTTTCTAGGTGTAGTTCTGTTAAAAATCTTCGCTAAATTATGTTTCACCTCGTTTCTATTTCTAGTCCAAATAGAAAAATCAACACTTATTTTTTTAGCTCCAATGTGCACAGATTGGACGTGCTCACCAATTTTTAAAGTGCTACTTGAAATAACATTACGTGTATTTCCAACATCTCTTTTGATATCGTGTATCTCTATGACATTAGATAGATCTATACCATCAAAATTCATTGTAACTTTTCCTATGACAGCTCACCTCGCATTCGTTTAAGCATGATACTTTCAGACTCGTTGTGTTCTTTGATCAACCTACCAACCTTTCTCTTATCTAGATAAACATCGCCATTTTTTGGCTCATGATTTTTTGTTCTAAGCGTTAGTAAAATTTCATTCAAAATTCTTGCAATATTAGAGTCGTCGTATGATGTCATTTCTGATACTCCCCTTTTAGGGATTGTAATGTTTTTGACAAACCTTGAATCTTTAGGAATTCCAACACCTTTTGCATATTTTGGTATGCCTAAATTACGCATATAATCACGAGTCATACTAGCTTTCATTACCTTTGAGCCTCGCGGTAAAGGTAATACTACATCACGACCTTCAGGAATGAATGATTGTCCATTTGGTAAAGTTACTAGTTCTTTATATAAAGGTCCTTTTTGGTCATTGACCATTGCGAAACCGCCTGGGTGATAATCAGTACCATTTGCGAACTTAAAGGCATTAGCTGCAGCAGCAGCGATTCCTATAGTGACCGTTCTCGGTATGCTAGCTAATAGTTGTTCTATGACTCCTCCTGCGTCATTCCTAGCTCTAATTGAGATAGGTTGACGTTGTTTAGCGCTATCAATTGCTCGTTGCGCAGAATTGACATCAGGTTTTGTATCATTTTTAGCTTTAATGCTTGTTGGTTTCTTTTGAACAATGCTGTTGACTGCTTTTTTTGCTTTCTCAACATCAGAACTAGTCATATCTTTTGCTAGTAACTTTTGCTGTTTTGGAGACAACGAATTCCAATTTTCAAGCGCTTTGGTCGCAACTCCTTTTTTATCAAGAAAATCTTTATTGTCGCCTAGAATACGCTTAACGCCTTCTGGCAAACTATTCCATATTTTTAAGTGCTCCTCACTTTCTACTATGGATTGAATGCCTTGATGCCCATCAACGATTAGTTTTTTATCTTCTGGTTTGAGAGCATCCCATTTGCCAGTTTCGACTAGAACTTCTGCCATGGTTACACGAGCGTTAGTCTCTAAATTTGCATTCTTTGCAATAAACTTAAGTCTGTCCCAGCCACCTTCCGCTTCAAGAGCTTTAGCTACTTCCTCTTTAGCATTTGTTTTCAACTTACCCGTTTTGGGATTCCAGACAAGGCTATTCCATTGCGAATTAGCCACCTTTTGATCTTCTGTTGATTTTTTAGTAGTTCTAGCCCACATAGTATTAACTTCTTGAGCTTTAGATGCTGCTTTGGTTGTCTTCTTCATCAACTCTTCATAAGATAACCCAAGCTCCTTCATTTGCTTTTTGACATCGTTAACCATCGCTTGTTGCAACTGCGGGTCTAAATATTTCGCAGTCCCTTTAAGCAATTTCTTTTGGATTTTAGCATAACGTTTGCCATAAGCTTCCATTTTCAAGTAATGGTCAGCTTCGAGTTGTTGCTGTTTCTTGTGGATTTCTTCCCTCGCTTTAACAGCAGCTTCATCATCACCTTTGATAGAGTCATAAGCTTTTTTAAGACCACTTTTTAACTTTTGATATGATTTATTTTCAGCTTTTATCCATTTTTCAGTAACTTCAAGAGCCTTAGTTAACTGCTGACTATTTAACGCTTCTAGCTCACCATTCATCGCCTTGGTAATTGCCTTCTTCTCTTTAGCAGAGTAGTTCAATTTTGATAGCTGCACATTGATAAGCTCATTTTGATTTGCTAAAACAACAGCATTCTCTTCTTCAGTTAATCTTCTATGTTCGTTGCTAGCGTTTTGATAGATATTAATGACTTCATCAGACATCTGCTTGACATTATCAATTGTTTGCCTGCTTGATTTTTTCATCTGTTCTATCGTTTCTTGACTGAAACCAAGTTGCTCTGCTAATTTAACGTTTTTACTTAAGTCTTTATTTTCTAGTTTTTCAATTTCGCTAACCAAGCCTTGGAATGCTGTCTTTACAGCGTTAACTTGGTCAGCTCCACCTCTGAATCCTGCCATCGACTGATTCGTCTTATCAACTTTATCTTTAAAAGCTTGTAGTTCGTTGGCTTGGACTTGGTTAACCTTAGCTCCCCATTCTTGTGTACGCTGATGCGCTTCATATATCTTATTAGCTAATATACCTATTCCGATAACCGCAGCACCGCCGATGACGACACCCCAAGTCGCTGGATTCCATAAAAGCCCTACACTAACTGCCGCTTCCGCAGAATTAGCACCTAGAGTTCCTACAGCAGTAGCCAATCCTTCTGCTGCTTTTGCGCCTTTCATTGCACCAAATAACTTTCCTATCCAACCTACTAATCTACCTACATTAGAAGTTGTTTTACTAAGAGCAGTCATTAATGGAGAAAACGCTGTTGCGCCTAAAATTGCATATGTGATAAGCTTTTTCATTTCTGGGCTAGCGTTAGAATATGCTTTTGCGAGATCCCTAACAACTTTAAACATTGGTTCCAATGCATCAAGGGCATTTGAAGCAGCATCCATTAATGGTCCACCCATTGTGACAGCTACATCATTTAGTTTGTTTTTTAGGAGTTGTAGTTTGCTTTGGAAAGTTGCGTATCGTTTAGAAGCCTCATCAGTCAACGCTTTGTTTTCACTAAATCCTTTATTCGCAGACTTAAATGCATCGCCAAGTAAATCACCAGCACCAGCCAGACGCTGTAATGTGTCAATTTCTCGTACTGATTCAATACCAATATCTTGCAAGTGAGCAGTTACGTCTTTGCCCTCTTCTTTAAAGCGTTTCAACCCTTTAACAAAATCAATAATGGCTTCTTGTGGGTTTTTCTTCCAAGATGCAGCAAACTCATCAGCAGATTTACCAGCGATTTTGGCAAACTTCCACAAATCTTCGCCACCAGATAACACTTGCGTATTAATTTTTTGCATGACACGACTAAACGCTGAACCACCTGCTTCCGCTTCGATACCAACAGAACTCATAGCTGTTGCCAATCCAAGAATTTGAGGGTCTGTCAACCCTACAACCTTACCTGTACCAGCTAAGCGAAGACCCATTTCAACGATTTCTTTTTCAGTTGTCGCAAAGTTGTTACCTAATTCAACAATTGAGCTACCCAAGTTACTGTACTTAGATGGATCTAGTTGTGTGATATTAGCAAACTTAGCTAATGCTGTTGCAGCTTCTTCTGATGACAAGTTAGTAGATTTTCCCATATCAATCATGACACGAGTGAAATTTAAAACATCCTTTGTTTTGATACCTAGCTGACCGGCAGCTTCCGCAACATGAGAAATCTCTGTCGTTGATGCAGGTATCTGTTTAGACATGTTTCTAATTCCTTTTGACAACATATCATAAGAATAAATAACTTTTCCGTTTGAATCTCTTACTTCATCAACAGTCTTTTTTACACCAGCAAACGCAGATTCAAAATCACTTGCAGCCTTGACGCTATATAATGCTCCAGCTCCAAATCCAGCGCTTACCCATTTAGTAGCTTCACCTAGTTTTTGCATTTTTTGACCAAAAGAGTCAATCTGTTTGCCACTGCGCTGTAAAAAACCAGTAAATCCAGTTTGAGCAGAAACTTCTTTAAAAGCTTTTGTTACAGCTCCCAATTGTCCCTCTAATGCTGCTAATTTTGCATTTTCTCGCTCAATTTGCACGGCCGCAGCTTCCCATTTAGCTGTCCCTGGTTCTAACTTATCAAATTCAGATTTCAAGATCGTTAACACTTTTTTTTGCGCTTCGATTGCCTGTGTTACTGACTTATATTTTGCTTGTAGTGCGTTTGCTTTAGCTGCGTTATTGTTTAATGCGTTTCCAGTGTTTTTTAAGGCAGCATCTAAGGCTCTCGTCTCTGCTTTGAAATAATTAACAGCTCTTTTTGAGCTCTGCAACTTAGGGTCAAACTTAGAAGTATCTAATCCAAGTTCGATAAACATACTTCCTAGTGGTGTACCTTTTGCCATTTTTCCTCCTTTCAACAAAAATAAAAAGGCGGAGTTTATCCGCCATTTAGAGTCCCAACAAAGTCTTCTAACGACATCACTTCCTCAGATTTGACTTCTGCAGGCTTTAAAACTTCCAGCATATCAATCCAGTTTGTCTCCATGACATCTTTTATAGATACTCCGTAGTCAGATTTGATTACGTTTCTGATAAACTCGTAAAACTTTTCTAATGCCTCGCCAGGTGTTAAGTTGTCTCCTTTGGGTCTTCTGGTTCTCCTCCGATTAACTTAACATATAGACTTGCAAGAGCATTATTTAATTCATACATGTTGTATTTGTCGTATAACATATCGACGGTTAAGCCTTCAAACAAACTAGCCATAAAAGTTAGTTGTTTGTCTAGTTTCACATGCTCTGGCTCATCTCCTTTTGCAAGTTCATCTTGCATGATCAAGTAATTTCGATAGTCTCTCACGGTAAGTGATTTACATTCTTTCACCACGAGTTCGCCGTTATCATTTTTAATTTTAATTTCTAAGTCTGACATCTAAACTCCTTTACACTCCTGGTGCGTCTTGATTCAAAAGCTTAACCAACGCTTTTGCATTTTCGCCCTTAGCTTCTGCTTCTTTATCCATTGCCCAGCCGACATATTGACCTTTCGCTTCGCCAGTATCACCTGGTTGTGCTGCGAATACTAATTTTTGAGAATCTAAACCATCCTGTTTTTCTTCCTTGGTTTTTAATTCGAATTCTGCCATTGAGAAAGTCCCTTTGAAGAAGCCTAGATAAATACTTCCTTCAGTTCCAGGGGCTTCAAGTAAGACTGATACTTCTGGAGCTTCTGTATCTTCTCCAATAAAAGAAACACCTGTTGAGGTTTTTCCTGTTTGATATCCCAATACTTTTTTAAGCGATTCAAATGGGATATCAATTGCTTCTATCTCCATTTTTACATCGCCAACACCTCGACGAGAAGTGTAATAAGCGATATCAGAACCATAAGTTTTTACTGGGTCCGCTGATAATCCACTAATCTTAGCTGTTTTTGTAGCACCTTTACCGCTCACTCCCTCAATGACAATCTTTTCTTTCGTACCACCTAATACTTGAATTGTCATTCGTTTAAATCCTACTGTTTGCATTAAATTCTCCTTTTAATAATCTTCATAAATTTTGCTAAAACCTCTAAACGTTCTAGCATCTAAATATCTTCCAGAGTCACGATCAAATCTCTCAAACCCTGCATCGTTTTGAAAAAAACCAATTGTCTCCAATAGTTTCTCAATACGTCTCTGCAATTCCTTGCATTCCAAACGTGATGTACTTTCTACATCTATTTGATAAATGAACTTTTTTGATAGTGTTGTATCAGAACCAAATGTTGATTGCTTTGGCGCAATTATCGGTAAAATAACAATGCTTGTCTGGTCGTCTGGGAGACTTTCTGGTCGCTCAAAAGATTTTATTTTGACTAACTTTAAAACATTGTCTGTCTTTAACAAGTCAAACACTTCTGTTAACATGTCTCTAACCATCGAAACCTCTTTTCAGCTTGTCACGGATACCTCTTGGATAAATAGTTTCCAAAATATCCGAATAACGTCGAATTACCCCGACACCACGCCGTTTCTCTTTCCATCCATATTCCAACTCTTGTAAGTGGACCATGTTCCATCGTGGAGCTTGGAATCCAAGTTTCACTTTTGGTATTCCCTCCTCACGTTTAATCCTAGATACAACGGCACTTTCAACCGTCTCTCCGCTTCTTCGGTAAACCGATATAGCAGCTTCGAAACTAGGTTCTAGTTCTTCACCGATTTCTTTTAGCGCTTTATTAACTACTCTGTTAACTTTCGCAGAGCCTAACTTTTTTTCCATATTCGCTAAAAGTTCATCCATGCCCTTTAATTCAGCACCCATTTTTTAACCTCCAAGAACAATGACAATGAAGTCTCTATCTACAAAATCAGGTCTAATATCTAAGATGCCTATTTTCTTTGACGGCAGTCTATTATCGTTAATCTCTACAAGGTGGTCATTTTTAGGGATATAAGCCATCAAAGGGTCTCTAAATTTGACAGTATACTGTGCTTTAACACCTTTTTCTGTTACTTTTTCAATATCTTTTATACTTGGATTATAGACTTCGGCGAATGTTGTGAATAGTTTCTTTAATTTCATATCTCTTCCATCTAATGAATCGTCTGTAGTTGATGAATAAAAAGCAATTGGTGTTCTCAAATCACCATTGTTTGTTTTTTTTCTAGACATTGTTCGAAACTTCTTCGATAAAACCAGGCAATTTGTCGTCAATCTCTTTAAAGCGGTTTTTATTGACAACGAAGACATCCCCAATTTCTCGAATTACCTCTTCTTTATAATCTTCAAATCGTTGAATCGTTCTTACTTTCACATTCTTTCTCCAATCCGTACATAGCTAATCTAGCTATCTCATTTTTAAACGAATCATAAAATAACTCGAGACAGTCATTATAGACATATCTCGAGCGTTCCATAATTAATTCTTTTCCTGATTCAATAGTCATTAGGTCAAACCCTAACAACCCTTCGAGGGCGCTCTCGGAACTTTTCAAAATTAGTGATAGATTGTCATCATCTAAATCATGAAATACTCTCATTCGTTCTTTAAATGGTTTTAAAAGCTTGTGTTCATCCATCTATTACACTCCTGGAACAAATCATACACCTGGTACGCCAGAAATTACAATTGGGTCTGCAACACTAAGCGTCCAAACTGCTGCAGAACGCTCATCTTTTGCACGTCCGTAAGCGAATTGTTTAGCTGTAAATAAATCTAGGTCTTCGATAGCGAATGTTTCTGTGTATTTACGCAACTCAATACCACCTGCGATATATGCATCGTAACGACCTTTAACAAAAGTTGTAACTTCCTTAGCTTTTTGATGGACTGACTCAATTAAGGTAACGTTGTAAGGTAGAGCAGTCACGAACACTCCGTTTGCATTTAGGGTAGTGTACTGTTTTTTGACATCCCATGCGTCTGCTGGATTAACCACGATAACAATATTTCCTTCAACATTAACTGGTGTTTTACCATCTTCTTTTACAGAGTGGTATTTATGTACCATCGTCAATTCTTTTACTGTCGTAGATGGATCTTTAAATGTTAAAGCTCCTGTCGGTTTTTTTGCTTCATAAGTTGCCTTTTCGCCAACGACATGACCTTTTAGAGTACGAGATAGCCCAATTGGTTTGCTATTCCCATCACCATTTAAAAATGCTTCTTCTAATGCCACCGCGAACGCTTCATTAATTTGTGTTGACACAAAATTTAATAACCAAGCTGGTCCAAATTTAGTCGCATCTTTAGGGATAACAACAAATGCTGTAAGTTTGTGTTGGATTGCTTTGCTAGAGCTAAATGCAGCAGTTAACTGACCTTTAATTTCTCCGTAGAGTTCTCCCCATTCTGCTTTACCTTTAGTTTCAGAGTCAATAAACTTCATGCGAAGTCCCATGTTCTTCAATCCGATAACACCAAGCAATGGATGTGCTGTAACTAAATCTTCAAAAATGCGATCAACAGTTTCTTCTGGGATAAGTTCTGTAAGACCTGTTGGAGCTGTTTTCACGATTTCGTTAAAGAACTTGCGTTCACGAGCGGTCATTTTCATTTCTTCTGGTGTAAGCGCAATAGCAGACTCAACTTCAGAAGAAGCTACCTTCTTAGATTCTTCAAACATAGCTTCTAACATTTCACCGTATAGCTCAGATTGCACTTCTTGAGGTTCGTTCGCTTGTACTGCATTCAAAAATTTTTCACGAATTTCGTTGAATTCATTCGATAATTTCATTGTCATATTTTAAATTTCTCCTTTTTAATTAAAAACAAAAAGCCCCAAATCCTTTTGGCACTTCTTTTTCTTTTTGTTTAGCATTTTCCATTTTGGAAATAACCATATCTACAATTTCATCAATATTAGGTTCTTTTTGATTGACATTAATCGCATTAGCTAGTTTTGAAATGACTTCACTAGGGACAATATTCTCGATACCAGCTACTAGTTGTGGTGCTTGTTTAATTTCTTCTGCAAACATTTCTTTATCTGCAAAGCCTTTTTCAACAGCTTGCTGTGCATTAAACCAAGTTTCTGTGCTCATTAAATCTAGCAATTCAGTCATTTCTAAACCAGTCTTATTGACATAAGCATTAGCGATTGAGATGTTGTAATTTTCTAGTACGCCAGCCTCGTGTAACATTTGTTTGTGATCACCACTTACCGTTGTTGATACATTGTGTATCATGATTTGAGCAGTTGGACTAATTTCAACCGTATCACCAGCCATTGCGATTACCGAAGCCGCAGAAGCAGCAATACCTACAATCTTAACCGTTACGTTTCCTTGATAAGATTTTAAAGCAGTATAAATTTCACTTCCTGCATATACGTCACCACCACCAGAGTTAATAAGCACTTCAATATCACTATTATCTTGTGGCAAGACAATATCTTTTGGCGCAGTTGCTGGCATATCTAACCAGTCGTAAAACCAACGGTCACTATCTGAGACAATAGGACCTTTAATTTGTATTTGTGTCATTTAGATTCTCACCTCCTTTCCCATCTTCAATATAGTTTTTAGTTAAGATAATATTGTCTCCACCATCAATCGGCGCAAAATCAAGTTTTTCACGTACTTCATTACGAGTGAATGTGCCACTAGATACCAATTTGTCAATATTAACTGCAATGTCAAAAATATCATGTTGAGACAGTCCGACAATTTTTATTCTCTTGCCTTTTTGATAGTCACTTTTACTGATGATTTTCGCATTTAACTCATCTTGTATCTTTTTGCTAAGCGGACTCATGCAATAAAGCACTAAAGCTTTTTGAGAACTATCTAAAGTAGCCATGTCTCCATGTAGTACAGTTGGTGGAATACCTAAAATATCAGCGATTTCATCGTCGAATTGTCGTCTTATCTTTTGTAAATCATCGACAGATAAATTTGTTGTACCTGTGGTGTTCGTCAACTCTTCATATGTGATATGATCATTAGTCGGAACTATAGCGACAGACCTCTCAGAGAAGGCTTTAAACAACTTATCAGCATAATCCTTCATCAAAGACATCTGGTTATCTGTAAATTGAGAAGAGCCTTTTGCATGCATCATCCCTCTTATCTGATTGTTTCTTAAAACAGTTTCTACCATGCGCTGATGTAATTTTTCGTACTCTAAAAACAAACCGTCAATATAACTTGATAGCCTGTTATTGTTGTATTGCAAGAAGATAACTTCGCTCATTTTAAACGTTCGCTTGAATATAAAGTCTTTAACAGTCACACTATCAAATGTATCTTCATATACAGCGTATTCTTTGCGACTGTAGTCATCAGCGACAAGTAACTGATCGTCATCTGTTTTGATAACTAACACTTCATTTTGAGTAACTAACCTATAAATAAATTTTTGCCAAAAATATGATGCTGACTCATTGTTATTTGGTCGTACATTGAGCAAATAATTCCAAGACGGACTCTCGATATTAACTAATCGCATTTCAGAATCAGCAAATATCCTAGCTAGAAATTCTGCGGACTTATCAATAGCTAGATTTTTTAAGTAAAGATTTTGATAATCATTAAAGATGTCATCTAAATCATACCCATTTTCAGGTATAGTTCCTGTTTTAAAAATACTGCCAAAAAAATCAAGTATTTTCATTGATTACCTCCTTTCTTTAGATTCCATGATAACCCTGTCGGTTGGGAGATAATTCGTATCACGCTCCTTTCAGTTTTCAGACGGTTTCAAGTGTGATACTCCTTTCTATTAAATTTTGCCTCTAAGTCTATCAATAATTAATCCTTTTTCTGTATTTTTAATGGTGGCTTCTACAAATTGTTGATCTGGTTTTTCCAATTCTTTAATACGCTTTTCAAGCCGTTCAAAACGTTCAATAAAAATTTCAGTTGTTTCAGTGAGTTTTTGTTCTGATACAACTAACTGTTCTTGTAAATCTTCAATATAAAGATCAACTTCTTTCAACCATTTTGTATGTACTTCAACTAATCTATCTTTTTCTTCGTTTAAAAATTTATCGTATGCTTTCATTTAATCCTCCTTAAAAATCCCAATCGGCAATGCTTTCTAAAAATTCACCGACAGAACTTTCTTGTATCATTTCTTTTTTATATAGCGCTGCAATAAACGCATGAAAACCATCTGTTTTTCTTCTGACTGGTTCTTTCTTTAAAAACCTCTTATTTCCAGAGCCATCTTCTTTTACGTAGGTATTGTCCGTATACCATAACATCATACGGTCATCATCTAAGAAAATAAAACGCTCGTTTGCAAAACCATCTTCGATAATTGGAGCTACCTTAGATTGAATCGCTCCAGGGTTTCTTAAGAACTCATATTCAAAGCCAGCTTCTTCTAAGAGTGGTTTAAGTAGATCCATACGGAATCCATCAGCGCAGACAATTTCAATTAGGTAATCATTGCGCCATTCATTTAACTTATCGACAAGCAAGCGAGGGTCAATGCTATCTCCATCAACAAGAGTTAGAAATCCTTTGTCTTGCCACTCTTCGATGGGAGCTTTAAGTTTGAATGCTTTGAAAAACTCTCGTCTAACAAATGAATGTTGCTTCCAGATGAATTCATCACCATTTTTAAATAACAATCCAACTGATGCAAAATCTCGAATACTTGCGTAGTCAAATCCAGCTACACACGAGCGACCTTTTAAGTCAATTTCAGGCTCTCGTAATGTGGCAAGTAGTTTCTCACGACTGGTAACATCTTTTTCCAAATCTGCTTCTGGCAAGTTCATGCGTTTTGTCATAAATTCTTGTCGTCCGCTTGGTTCTAGTTCTAAATCGTCATAGTCTGATTTAGTAACAGTCCACAGCCGTTTTGCGTATGGCGTATCTTCGTCAAGCATTGGGTTTGCTTTCGGCCAGTTTTTGAAGTCATCTACTTCTTCTGCATTGTCCAATTTACAGATAAAAGGGAACATGCGAAAGTCTTCGACTTCGCCTTTCAATATCTGATTAGCTTTTTCAATAGTCTTATCGTAGAATCCTTCACGAACATAACCATTTGTACCATTAAAAAACGTCCTGACATGTGCAATCTTACCTAGTCCAGACTTTTGTACTTTTACTATCTTGTCATCTTCGAACTGGTGAATTTCATCAAATTCAAGACAACCATCTCGTGCAGAGTCCATTGTTTTTGGATTATTTGTCCTAAAAGAAAAGACGGAATTATTTTTCCGTCCTACAATAGACATTTTTGTTAGGTAGTAATGATTTTCTAACCCTCTTGCTTGGATTGTTTCATATACTTCTTCAAATGATACTTTTCCCTGCTTTTCACTATTGGCAGTAATTGTGACATCATAGTTTTTAATAGGATATAGCGGGCTTGTAAAAAACGCATCCCTAGTCGACATAAAACCATTCTTACCACCTCCACGAGCAAGCGTTAAAAGATATTCATTAAAATGCGGTTCGCCATCTTCTTTTCTGAATAAGAAAATAAATGGTGTAATAAACTTTTGATAAGCAGCTAAAGGGAAAAAATTCTTTTCGGCGAATCTCACATACTTATCAATTAAATCATTATCAAAATATAAATCATCTCGAGTTAAAACTTTTTCTCTAATAAGTTTTACTAACTCTTTACGTTCTTTGTTGTAAACAATTTCATCATTATCTATCTTACGAGCATACTCTTCAAACAGTGGATGTGATATCAAATCAAATCACCACCATTCGTGATATCATTTTTGTCAATGACTTTATCTTCAGGTAACATATCAATCAATTGTTTTATAACTCTGTGATACGTCACATCTCGTGAGTTATATAATTTTGCCACAGGACGCTCTCTTTCATAAGGTGTCTGAGTTTCTGATTGAGAAAACAGTTCATAATCGCCGTTCTCTGAGATATCAATCCACATGTCATTAAGTAGTATCCGGAGACGTGCAGCTTGAGTGAACAATCCTTCTGCGATTTTCTTTTTATCTTCAGGAATGTCTTTAAATAGCTGTTTCAAGCGATATTTTTCACTATAAACTAATTTGTTACGACGTTTTAATTCATCCAAAAATTCACATCTCCTTTCTAGTTTTTCTCTGGGGTGGGGGGTCGTGCGATAAAAAAAGCAAATATTTGGACAGTTGACCCTTCCCACCGGTTTCATCGTTCGGCTTTTACCTCGTTTTATTTTGATGGGAGGGTAGTTATCCAAACCATTCATCAGAACGGTAGTTTGTTTCTTTCTCAATCTTTTTCTTTTTATAATTAAATCGTTTATGTCTCTTGTTATGACAGTCTTTGCATAGCGTCCTAAGGTTATCTAAATCCATAGCTAACTCAGGATAAAACTCTAACTCTTTGATGTGATCAACCTCTAGGTTATCTGTCGTCACCTTGCCTTCTAACTTACACCATTGGCATTCGTTGTTATCCCTTTCAATCGCTTCGAGTCTAAGTCGTCTCCACTCTCCAGAGTTGTAGAAGATATGTCTTGTTGATTTAGTTGATGTGTCAATAATCATAACTTAAATGATTGAGAAAGCTTACACTTAGTCATGTTCTTACCAGGTTGATCGTAGAACTCTAGTGATACATTGCGCTTTAACATATCTTCAATCGATTCACCGTCTTCTGATAAGTCTTTTGTAAACCAATTAATATTAAGAGATATTAATCCTGCCCCTCCATTATTTAGACTGATACCATTTAAAAATACTTCTGGAACTGATTCATTCTCTTTGTATATGATTACTAATTCTTTAATAGGTTTCATGTTATATCCTCCTAAATATGTGGTTCTTTTTTTACATAACAAAAAGCCACCACGATTGGTGACTAATCTCCTTTCGACCAATCATATTCATTGATCAAGTTAATAATGACTGACGTGCTATCTTCTTCAAATTCTTTATCGTCTATATCTTGTTCAGATAAGAATGCCGAAAATTCAACTACGTTATCAATATAATATTCAAAGTAATCTCCCCAATTCCAATAATAGATTGGAACTTCTTCTGTTGTCCCATTCGGCTTCTCAATAACTACATATGGATTATCTACCTCATTGCCATAAGACATACATAATTCACATGTTCCAAATGTCACATCATTTTCAGGCTCTGTACCTACATCGATTACTTTATAACCCTTAGACATATCTTTCCTCCACATAAAAAGCCACCACTAAGTGATGACTAATTGGTTAACCATAGATAAACAGCGAACGAATGCTCGGCCTATTGCCTACCCCATTCTGGGACGCTTCTGTTTATCATAACAGGAACAGTCGGAATCGAACCGACCTCAAACGCACCAGCCGTATTCCCACAGATAACCGATGATCAGTCGATTATCTAATTAGTCAATATCTTTTTACCAATCGTCATTGGAAGGAATATGACTATCAACCTCAATAAAAACCCACATATCAGATCGTGTCTGCCTTAAAGGAATGTGGGGTCGCGTCTCTTCTGACGCTGATAGACCCACCACGAATCGAACGTGATTAATACCATAAGGTCTACACAGAAACGGTTATAACTCCGATCCATGTCCCACGCCTGCTGTGCTTTAGTGGTTGAAATAACCACTATTGAGACGGCAGGATTCGAACCTGTTCACCCCAACCGGTATCGGGCTCACTTAGAGTTGCCGACCGTTTTCTCTTAGTATTTCTTTTTCGTGTCGCTACCAAACGACAACATCAACTTTAAAATAGCAAGTTTGATAGTAGTTAAAGTTGACGACTAAATAAATAGTCTGTTGGTAAATAATTATCTCTTCTTGCTATTTCAATGATACTATAATAACATACATTTTTATGTATAAACTATCTGTTTACTGTATAAAAACTAGCCAAAAACTCCTTGTTCGACAAGCAACACACCCTCTCTATATAGCTCTGCAAAAGCTAATAAAGCAATATCCAGCGTATCATAATAAAAACTCTCCGACATACATAATTCTGTATAAATAACCTTGTCAGCCTTTTTATAAGGCGCTAAGTATTTGTCATACAAAATCCTGCGTCTCTCTGGCTCTAATATCATACTGACAGCTTGCTCAATTGCGTCCAATTCCTGTTCCGCTGACACACGATTAAGCGCTAGTCTCTCAACAGGTTTACTAGGGACTCCATGTGGCTGTCTTGGCTCAAAGGAGTAAGTAGCTGTAACTTTTTGAGTATCTACATCATTAGCTATCCTCCGCCAGCGTGGATACTCTCTCAATTTACGCTTAGCATTGGACTTGGTTTTTTGAATATCTATTTCTGGAAAAAACGTCATGAAAGCCCCCATTATGATATAATAATTGTACGAATATATATCGAATGGCGCTTTCACCAGCGCTTTTTTTATTGTTCTCCTTTCATTTCTCTGCTGACTTATTTTGTTGTTAAATTGTCGAGTATTAAATTTTTAGTTTTGTGTCAGCACTATATTTTCAGCTTTGCGCTTGTATAATCATCTGTGAGCGATAACAGACTTTAGATTTTTTATGAAAAAAATGTCGGAGGATATTTCCCTTTCTAAAAATTTCGCTCTATAACTACGTAACGATTATTCCACGCTACGCAGCTGAATACTTACAGAAAGCTTCCAGGGTAAGTTTAACGAGTATTCCAGCTCGTAGACCCACAGAGCCATTGCAGGCTCTTAGGCGCTTGCGTGGGACTTTAATTTGCTTCTGTGTTTAATAGTTTAAAATGCCAAGTTTCATATTCACCATGATAAACGAAGCCTATAGAGTCTGCGTCAACGATTTTATCGCATACAACATATGCTAAATCAGTATTTTTTAAATAATCTTTTTCACCATATTTAACAATAGCAATATCATGTTTTTCACCACTTCTAAAATAATAGCCAGAGGACAAATTATATTTGTCATTGTTAAAGTCATTTGCATATTTTTTTGATATAAAAATTGTTTTTTCTTTCATTCTGTCACATCTTTTCTAAACTGCCAAGCCCAGTCAAAATCTTTGCGGATTTCGGATTCTGTGAGTTGTAAATTGTTATCTATCTTTAGTAAGTCTAAGTTATCTCTATGCATAACTTTGATACTTACATTTCCGCTAAGCTGTCTCATCAGCACAAAACTTAACTGTCTTTCATTCGGATTAGGTATCTCAACAGTATACAGATTTTCTTTTTCGACTGTGATATTTGGATAAGCTAGCCAAGCTTCATAAAACTCACGTTCATTGTGAGTTAGCCACTCTCTAACTTCATCAGACTGATAACTCATATGTTCGTGCAAATAATTCACATCTTCGTCAAAGCTTTCAATAACATCAGCTATCATTTGTGGTACTTCTAGTTTTGGTTTGTCGAGTTGGTCGAGTAATACTTTTACAATATGTGTTTTCACTACTGGAATGTCGCCGACACCACCTTTACCAATAGACTGTTTGTCTATCAATTTCTTCGCTTCTTCAATATTCATTTTCTACCTCGCTTAACTTCTTCAACAATTTCAATTGCTACACCTATTGCGTCCATGTAACCAGCGTATCTTTCTTGTTCGTAATTATCCAGATCATTGTCAAATTCTTTATTAAGTCTTTTTAAAATTTCGTCAATCATACCCTATCCCCCATTTCCTGTAAGTTCCGCAATCCGCTTAGTCTGTCTCTGATTTTGCTCGCTAGCACGTTTAAGTTGCTTTTGTGTTCTGCTTAGCTGTGTCCGTAATCCTGTAATTTGTAGCTTGTAGTGGTCTTGCAGTGCGACGTTTAAAATAGATATAGCCATCAGCACAATCGATAAAAACGTTATGATATTGTTTCGTCTAATGTTCAATTTGTCTTTTTTTGCTAACTCATAAAGCAAGCAATCAATCATCTGTTGTTCAGTCATTCCGTCACCTCCTCTATCCACTCAATGATATCTAAATACATATTTGCTTGTTCTAATTGCCATCTCGCAAAAACGGACAGATTGTCTTTTCCCCACTCATATGCAACAAGCCGCAAATCACGCTGTTCTGTCAGAAATGCAATTACTTCTTCTTTTGTCATTCTGTTACCTCGAATTTGATATTTTTTTCATCAATCCACTTTAACTAACACATGAGTACATGTTCCGTTTGTCTCGGGGTTTCTAACAACCTGATACCCAACGACAACAATCTTCTTATAGCTATACTTTTCGATAAAATCATTTAAATGGTCTACTGCTTTTTTCCAATCATCTTTAATTTCAATATATTTTGTCATCCTTCTAACCCTTCTAGTAATAGGCAACACTCGTCCACCAATGTGATCGTAAACCCTAACTACGTGTGTCATTTGCATTCTCCGTTTTCTCTAGCCAGATTGACAACATTGTGCAATAATTAGCCATGTCGTTTAACGTGTCTGACAGGCTTTCTGAGACGTTTTTGTCACTGTTTATAAGATTATATAACCTGTTGTATTTATCGCTTATACGGACGACACCAGCGATAAATCCGAAGTCATCCAAAGACTTTTCGAACGAATTTCCATAATCCGCATTTTTAGCTAAAAACATTTGATAATTTTCGTTGTATGCAGCTTGCATACTCTCTGCGTTTATTTTATCTGCCATGCTATACCTCCTCAAAAGGTCATTGCTGCGTACATCAATCGCTTAACTTCCTTGTAATGCTCTAACTTTTTAAATTTATTAATGATATCCATTTACTATTTTCAAAGCATCTTCCACCGAACGCGCCACTCCGGCTAACGCCCCTTTCGATGCCATAACCTCCATAAAGTTTTTCTGTTCTGGTCTTATCCGACCTGTTTCATTTTTAACTTCGATAAAAAATATTTGTCCGTTTGGTTTGAATCCAAACAAATCACAAAAACCTTTTGGTAAACCTGTATCAAAAAATCTACCATCTGCTGTTTTCACCTTTCCGACATTTGCTCGAAATACCATATACCCCGCTTGTGATAATTCCATTCGGATAAGGTTTTGGATATCATGTTCTGATAGTGACGTAGCTGACTTTTCGTTTCGCTGATTCAATTGTTAATTCAAACTCCTCTCTCGTAAATACGTCTCTGCCTTTAACCGTCCCAATAATTGATGTTAAATCATCAATATCGATACCATTTTCAAACGCCCAACACGCTCCTTTAAACAAATCATCATTCCTGTTATATGATGTTCCAGTTGCTACACGTTCATAAGCCTCTCGGCCTTCGTGACTTCCGTTTGATGTATATGTGACAGAACATCCAAAATAGGTTGTTATACCTTCTTGTTTTGGTTTAAATACTTCCTCTTCAAATTTTCCATCATAATAAGGTAATGTTTTAACTGCTTGTAAAACTTCACGTCCGTCAGATGGGAATATTTTGACAAAATTATTATCATTCGCTTTTATGTCAACACCAGGCATTACTCCTATTTTTTGCGTGTAATTAATATCATCGCGTTTTTTAAAGAGTATGTGCATACCACCACTTGCAGTTAATTCTGCGAATGTATTTTTAAAATTACTGATTAATTCGTTTTTATACTCATGCCTAATAATTGACGAATAACCATCTAGTCCATTGTCATACTTATCAGTCGATAATACAGATAATAAATCAATCCCCATCTTTTTTATCATTATGTATAACTCTTTAGCTAACTTCTCGTCCATGTCATGAGTATCAATATCAATACACCAAATGCCACGCATTAATAAAGCATAATCACAATTAAACCAGTTTGTATTTTTGATCACTTCTTCCGTTATTTGGATATCTTTAAACTTAATCATTGGCGTTCCAGTATCTTTTCTAAGCGGTATAACCTGATATCCTTTTTTTAAGAATGAAAGTGCTGTTGTGTGGTACATAAGGTAACGCACCTCCTTTTTTACTACGTAACCTCTAAAACGTTGATATATAGAGCATTAGAGAAGGATGGTTACGCAGTAACGCAAAATCACCCTACCCTACCCCTATATATAAATAAATAATTAATAAATCATTAATTAGACTTATTGTTTGTTACTGCGTAACCTTTCTTGAATAAAGGCTGAAATCGGTTGGTACTAAAGGGATTGAGTGGGTTACGCAACATGGAAAATTTTGCGTAACTCTGCGTGACCATGCGTTACCTTTTTAAAGGATATATTTATCAAAACGTGTTTTATTTTCGATTTCATACCCTCTGACTGTTTTCCCGTTAACTTTCTTCGACCTGCTACGTACACCAATTTCAGATATGGCTTTACTTAATGCATGATTGCTTTTTCCGTAAACTTGTAATGATAAGTCAATAACTTCTTTGTTATCAGTTCGCTGTACAAAATCAACTTCTTGTAATGCATTTATTAAAGCAACTTGAAATTCGTCTAAATCGATATCATTAAATACTTCAACATCTTTCCATTGATACCATTTACCAATTTTTTGGAAACGCTCGAGTGAGTTTAACAGAAAACCGATACAACCATCGATTTTTGGATTTTTATCACGATCAGTAAATGCTAGCCAATATTTCCTGAATACGCTCTCTCTTTCATAATCAGTTTCAGTTTTTGGTCTATCTTTAAACTGAATTAAAACCTTTCGTCCATTCATTTCATCCGACAGCGCAACAGTACGGTTTGTGTCAATACACAGAACACTCGTTAAATTAACCATTGACTGATTTTGCCCAATTGCTCGTGCAACGTGTGTTTTCTCTGTTGCAATAATTTTAAGTACACGCTCCATTGCATTGCCTTGAATATCTCCCTGTTCCGTCGCTAGAGCCATTTCTCCACCCGAGAACATCGCCCACGCCTGTAACGCTTCAAATCCATTACTTTTTAATGTATCTAGCTCAACATCAATCTTATTGAATAGACCAGATAAAGCTATATGCCTTAACCCTTTACCAGTCCTTACTCCAGATTTTGAGATGAAGAAGTTGGTTTTAGGTCTAACACCACACGCTACTTGGGCGATAAAATAAGATTGTAGTATTGCATTGTTTAACGAATTGCTATCTGCAATAACGTACTCAAGATATTTTTCTGCAATAGACTTACTGTTTATTGCTGTTTTGTAGTCTACTTCGTAATACTTAAAATAAGATACGTTTTGCAAAGGCGGTTGGTTAATGATTTCAGAATTTTCAAGGTCGATTATGAAATCCTTGCAAGCAATCTGATATGGTTCAATATAATTGATTGGTTGGATGTTTAATGTTTTGTGGATACCTTGTAGTATCTCTAAAATGTGACCAGAGTCTTTGAAACCATACTTAGTCTGAAGTGTAAAATCATCAATCAATTTAAATTGCTTATATCGAATGTCATAAAGTTTATTCTCAAAAAACGTGTAAGCACCTAGAATGTAGTCGATAACTAGTTTTGCAAATGGCGGAAAATTATTTTCAACGGAGTATGTGAGATATTCATTGCCTTGTTTATCAGTCTTTAGAATTGTATCTCCAAATAAAAAGCGATAAGTTTTTCGTCCATCTGACACAAAATACATGACATCTTCATCTTTAACCATTTCTGAATAAAACAGTTTGTGGATATACCCATTGTGATCAATTGGGACAATTTTAAATAAGTGTTTTCGTAATTCAGCTTTAAGTACTGACTCGCCGAAGATTGGGTCTCCCCAATCGGTTTCGGTGGTCAATTTTGATAAAGCTTCAATAAATTCATTTGATGTCATTTATCCCCCAGTCTAAATTAGAACGGTAAATCGTCTTCTTCAATCTCAGCTTGTGTAAATCCAGTTGTTTTTTCTTTCCATATGTGGTGGCTGTCAGGCACATCGCTTTGATTTGCGTAACGAACTTTCGGGTATTTATTTCCGTTATATTCGTCAAGTTTAACGGTTACTTTTGCAGTGCGTCCTTTGAAGTCATTTAAAAACGCTTCAAAACTATCGTAGTGTTGCCCCTCTTTGATACCAAGTGCTTTTGCTTTACCCATTAAGATGCCGATATGATACTTCCCAGTTTGTGAGTTGGGATATTGCTCATCCCATAAGTGGTAGTTTTGCATTTCTTGCTTGATATCGTTTCGAACAACATAGTCAATAACAACACGTTTTTTGCCGTTACGGTCATTTACTGCTTCATATGCATCATAGACAATCATTTCGTATGGTTGTTCTTTGAATTCTGCGTGTTCTTTAACTTCTGAAAAATCTGTTGTAAATCCTGCCATGTTTTTATCCTCTTAATTTCTTTTTTAGCCAATTGTAGGCGCTATATATTTCTTTTTCTGACTTGCCTGTTACTTCGGCAAGTTCATTAACGTTTGTTTCTACCCAATCAGTTTTTAAGTAGAAATAGATAAGTTTATATAATGGTTTTCCTTTGCCAGCGTCTTTAACTCTAGCTTGGGCAATTTCCCAGTTTGTTTTTAAATCTTTACCAAACTTCTTATTAGCAAGTTGTTTGATTCTAAACCGCTCACGTTTTATGAGTTCAAGTTCTGCCTCTATGCGTTCTTTCTCTTGTTTTTCTTTCAATCCAAAATCATGATTGCATAATTCACAGAGCTGTTGACTAAGTGGCCACAAAGCTGAACACACAGGACATTCTTTTGCGTGTACCGTGTTAGTTTTATTCGACTTCTTCTTCCACCCTCCTCGGAAATAATTCTCCCAATGATGCGGTGTGTCAGGTAAGCCGTGAATATTCCAGTTTCCTACGTGATCTAAAATGATAGCTTTTTTATTAGGTTGATATCTCATCGACCGCATAGACTGTTGTAAAAATAATACTAATGATTTTGTAGGTCTACAAAGAATAGTTACTGTACAATCTGGGACATCGAAACCTTCTGATATCAAATCAACGTTACAGATAACTTGTATTTTACCGTCACGGAAATCTTTCATGATTTTATCCCGTTTGGCTTTAGGCGTTTTTGCATCTGCGTGTATTGCATTAATTCCCATAGATTGGAATTCTTTAGCAAATGCCTGCGATGCTTCTACCGAGTGAGCGTATAAAATAGCTTTCTGACCGTTCGCTTTTTTTATATATTCTTGAACTACATCACCAAAAATCTTTTTACCAAATGATTCGTCAATCGATTTATTGGAGTAATCTCCGTTTTGTACTTTTAATTTCGCAGTATCAATTGATAGAACACTATAATAATCATATGGTGCAAGTTTATTATTATTGATAAGCCACTCGACCGTTTTACCAAGAACCATAACATCGTAAGTGTCTGTAAAACCGTCGCCTGATAGACGCCAAGGTGTAGCAGTAAAACCAATCCTCGGCACGTCTGAAAAGTATTCATAGATCATTTGGTAGGTACTAGCTTTCCCATGATGACCCTCATCTGTGATAATTAAGGTTGGTTTTGTTAATTTATCCAAGCGGTTTTTAGCTTTACCAACTGTCATTAAATCCACTTTATTCATGTCAATTCCATGGAATTTAAAACTATTAGTGATTTGGTCAATTAATTCTTTGCGATGGACCAAGAATAAAACGTATCCGTTTTTTTGAGTCGCTGACTTAGCAATATCAGAAATGACTACTGACTTACCACTTCCAGGTGGACTAACAATCATCACATTATGCTTTAAAATATGTCTTCTTGCCTCATTTATAAGTTCTGTTTGATATTCGTGTAAATGGTATACCGTTACGCATCACTCCCTTCGAAATTAAACAACTCTTCCGCCTTACAAACGGTCCTATTATCAAGCCTATTTTTTGCGTACAGTCCATCGCTTCCTTCCAAAAGGATCCCGTGTCCACCAGTTTTTGGATTTACTTGAATACGTCCGACAACATCGGTTAAACCTAGCGTTTGGCTTAGGACTTGTTTGCGGATATCTGGGACGTATTGTGTAATCATTTGTCCGCTCTCGAGCGTTAAATCTTGCGTTGATTCCCAAGCAGTCACAAAAATATTAATAGGTTGGCTGTAAATGGTAGTCAATACTCGTAAATAGTAATTGGTCCACATGTTGTATTGTTGCAATTCGTTTGTGATTCCATTTTTAGACTTGCGACCTTGTTCGATAAACCAGTCTGATTGCCAACTTGTGATATTATCAATGACTAAATTGTCATATTCTTTGATAAGTTCTGGTAATTCTGTCAAGAATTCAGTCATAAAGTCGCTAGGGTGCGTCCTGTCAAATTGGATAATATCAATGTTTTCGTTTCCGGCAATCGTTTTAGACGAATGGTCCATGTCTAAAATCAGTGTCTTTCCTTTTAAATAATTAATTAAGTAAGTTTTCCCGTTTCCAGGTTTGCCATAGATTAATATGCGCCAATTATGAGTCTTTGTAATCTCTGTCGCTTTAGTTATCTTCATATTCCACCTCGAACATTTCTGTCAATGTAGTTTCGACATCATAAGATTGCTTTAATTGTTTTTCTTTTTCTGTGAATAAATCATCGATTATAGGCGTATCAAACAATTGACTATACTTATCGATAATTTCTTTCATAGCATTTTCGACATCAATTTGAATAGAATCAGTTAATTTACCTTCTAAAATCTGGATAGAGTCAGAACTAAATTTTCCGAATTTATCTTTATAATTCATGTCTATTGCTAGTTTTTTTTGTTTATTGACATAACATTTCATAATTTTTCCAAATCCGTTTCTATCACTTCTAGTGTGCTATTGATGTCACTTACGGGCCAATTTCTGTAAATCGCTATCGAAATTTTATCGACATCATTCCCCTTCATATTTGGCCATCTTTCTTTGACACATGTCTTGATGTCATTGAAAAAGTCTATTTGATTGTTAATGTATCTTTTTTTCCAATCGTTATTCATTTAATACCTCCAGCAACTCATTAGTTAGTCGTCTATTTTCATCACGTAAGAATTCAATTTCAGCGTATAAGTCTCTGATAACAGGCTCGGGTTGAAAACCGTAAAGATAGCCAAGGTCGACGTGAAAAAATCTGCAATCATTTGCCAAAAATTATCGTTATATCCTACAATTCCTCTACGTTCATAAGCTATCCATTGCGTCGCAGTCATTGTTGGAGCAATTTGACGAATTTCTTCAATGAATTGCATTACTGTTAAATTCTTAGATTCTCTTAATCCTTTCAACCTATTCATATTTTCCCCCCTTTTAAAAAGGTCTATCCTTGCCCCAGACTTTCCCACACGACCCTGGGGTAGGTAACTCTATAAAATCCGTGCGTTTTGGTCTATCAACTTTTCGTACAACTTGATAGTTATCTAACACTGTCTCAACAGTCTTAGTGATTGTCTTTTGATTGCTATTGCGATTGCCGAAATATGCAAGCAAAGCAATAAATGCTAGTATTGCTATTCCTGTCATTGGATTTTCCATATCATACTCCTTTTCTAAATCCACTTGTTCGTAGAAATCTATTGACATCCGCTAGGTCATATAGCACTTTCCCGTTGAGAGACGAACGTTTAAAACTAAAATTGCCTTCATCTCTCCACTCACTCAACTTAGTGCGTCCCCAGCCGGTTTCTTTTTCGAGTTGTTTCATCGTCACCCATTCAATAGACTTAGAGTTTTTTGTCTGGGCTATTTTTAGTGCTTCTCTGTTTAAAGCAATTAAATCTTCAAGTAATTCTTTTCTAAAATCTGGACCAAAAATTTCAATCGCCATGTGCATCTCCTCCTCTTTTGTGTTATAATCTAAGTAGTTATTTTCGCAAGTCACTGTCCCCGCAGTGGCTTTTTTTGTTGTTATCTAAATTCGTCTAAGCTGATACCTTGATTTCATCTTCACATCAAGAATTCAAAATGCCGTTTGTCTACTTGTTTACAGACCAAATAATCGGTGTTTCGCTTGGGAAATATTCGATTGGTCAGTAATCTCTAGTTTCTCGGCTAGCGTTTTGGGATCTACTGTTACCGCAATAGATTCTTTTTTATTTCCTCTATACGGATATTGTTTTGGTCTCATATGTTTCCTTTCTTTATATTTCAACTAACAACTGATTAATTGTTTTCGCATTCAATCGAATTTGATTACTATCAGTTTCATTTGCATTTGCTTGTAGCAATTGTTCGACTAAATCTTTCCGAACATCTCGTTTCCATTCTGTGAGTTCTTCTTTTACTTTAGTCGATTCAAAATATTGAGTATAGTCATAATTGGTGTCACATACACCATTTTTTCTATCTCTACTCAATGTCACTTTGATATGACTTTCAGAAATGTCATATTCTTTAAGTGCTTGATACGAATCTGCTAATTTTGAATTTGGATTCTCATAGTAGAAACGTCTAATTCGTTCTGCTTTAGTCATATGTGTCCTTTCTAGCGGTGTAATATTTACCGCTCTACACGGTTAAACCGTGTTTTGTTGGTAAAAAAAGAATATCAGAGTAGTTGACATCGTATAGTTTTTCTATTTTATTTATTTCAATAGCATCTGGAAATGTTTTCGCATTTTCCCAATTGCTTAATTTCGAAACTGAAATTTTTAGTTTTTTAGCTGCTGTTTCTTGATTCCAATTCTTCGAAACCCTAAGCATTTTCAATGTCATTTTTGTCAT